AACCCTGAAGGCGGCGTAAGGGGCAACATCGACTACGGTATGCCCCAAGAGAACATCGCTACGGCAGATACGCAGTGGACCGAAGCGAACATTGACACTGTCGATGTATTCGAGGACATTCAGGAGATCGTCGATTCCGCGCAGGAAAAAGTGACCTTCGACCGCATCCTTTTGGATCAGAAGCGGCTTTCGTATATCCTCCGAAGTAAAAAGATGAAGCAGGTGATCTTTGGGTCCGACAAATCTGCATCGCCGCTTCTTCTGGCCAACCTGAACGAGTTCATGCGCTCCAACGGACTGCCCGTATTCGATGTTATCCGTCGAATGACGCGCATTCAGGACAACGGCAAGATCAAGGAGTACAAGCCGTGGAACGACAAGAATATCGTGTTTGTGCCGGCAGGACGTCTCGGTGTCATCAAGAATGCCTATGCCGACAACGAGCTTCGGCCGGAGCCGGGTGTTACCTACTCCGACTATGGCCGCATCCGGATTTCCCAATGGGGAAAGGGTGAAACCGACAATTCGAACGGCGTGGAATTCACGAAGGCACAATCCCTGTCGCTTCCGGTTATCACCGAGATCAACGGCATCTATTCGCTGACCGTAGAATTGTAGGTATATATGACGGTGGCAGAGTGCATACATCAGGAGTTCAACATGGTCGGGACAATCTCAGACTATGGTGTCCGCCGCTTTGCGAGAGAGTGGGGCTTAGACCCCGACTCTCTGGCGAGCAGCGAGCAACAACAGCAAATCGTCGCTAAACGAGTGACTGAGTTTATTGACAGCCTGATAATGCATCCGTTATCGGTAAGCGAGAGTGGGCACTCGGCTTCTTGGTCTGACAGCGCCTTAAAGCAGAAAGCGCAACTCATGCTCCGAAAATACGGCATCACACCGGGAGAAGAGCTGAGCAGCTCCATCGGCTTATCTTCGATAAAGGATGCTTCAAACTTGTGGTAATATGTACTTTGCGCCCCACATACTCTACTTAAGGATAGACCCGCCGAAACAGTACGACGAGCTGGGGCGTCCGATAATATTATCCGAAGATGATACATGGCAGAAGATAGGTGATTGTCGTTGCGACGACAACACGACCGTGCGCCTTGTGTCTGAAAACGGCGAAGTGCGTCAATCGGAATACCATATCGTCTACGAAGGAAAGGGAATCCCCAAAGGGAGTTATGTGAAGTGCATTGATAAGACAACCGGCGAAGTCCGCGGTGAAGGCACGGTAGCAATACCAAAGGAGAACAATTATTTCAACGTTTCAGACCTCTGGATATGATTACAACCGGCGATGCTCGCAACATCTTGTTTTCCGCTTGCCGGAAATTCGGGATTAAGGAAATGCACACTTCATGGGCCATTCCGGGCGGGAAAGTCACACGCGAACGTGTTGTAGTCATAACCCCGCCCCAGCAGACTCCGACTACATATTGGGAGGACTGCTTCGTGGCTGTCAATCTATGCGTCCCCGACATCAAAGGCGAAGCGAATATCAAACGTCTGGACGAGCTTGAACGAGCGGCGAAAGCCAAATTCAAGGAATGGACCTACGGCACTTACGACGAATCCGCATATAGGTACAGATATGAAAATATCGGCCGCGAGGAGGATCCGAACTTAGGATGCCACTATGTCTATATCCGGGTATTATTCAGAGTATTGAACATTAAAAACAACTAAAACAATGGCAAAAGTAACAGCAGTAGGAATCAAGAAGCTGTATTACGGAGACCCTGCAAAGATCATGGCGGATGTCACCCTTGCTTCACTCAAAACGCTCTTGAGCGACGAGAGTACCAAGCAGGTCGAGAACATTCACCAAGATACGTGGAGTATTGAGGAGGAGGAACCGTCTACCACCGAGTACCGGAATCAGCTCACAAACGGCGTATACCGCCAATCGACCGAGATGGGAAATATCCAGATGAGTTTCACCATCGGTCAATACGACTATTCGACGAAGGCCGACCTCATGGGCGGCACCGCAACCGCAACGTCGTGGAAGCGCAACCGCGGCGTGGTAATAATCGAGAGGTTCATGGTTGCCCTCACTGAAGACAATCAGTACTGCGTATTCCCGAAGGCGTCGGTTATCGCACGCGACGCCCAGACCGACGGCGCAAGTGCTATTGGCGTTGTTGCCACGGCACTCGAACCCGACAACGCAGCGGTTTCTTCGGAATACTGGTTCGATGCTTCCGAAGAGGAGGGCGCTTAGCAACCTGTCAACATTCAAGTACGGGGGTGGGAGGCATAAGCCCCTCACCCCTATTCTATTATAACAATTACCATGAAATTAGACTTTATCAGCATACGTATCGCTTCAAAAGGATACACGATATACAAAATGTCGCCGATGACTGCCACCCGCATTATGACGGCAATCGACGTAAAAAAAGAGCCGGACGAAAGCAAGGCGTGCATAGCCGCGATGGCCTACAGCGTTGCGCTGGCAATCGTGGGCAGCCGGAGCATATTGCACCGCCTCAGGGCATGGCTCCTGTGCCGTCGCTTTATGAAGCGAAGCACCTTCGCCGAGCTGTTCGACTGCTATCAGAAAACCTTGCTGATGATTCCGCTGGAGGACATTGCATCGGTGTCCGCCGTGATGGAAGGATTAGCGACAACCATATCCAAAGATCATGATTAAATCGGCGGACATTGTCGCCCGGTCTCTGCTGAACAAGCATCATGTCGCGGTAAAGCTCGGAATGTTCACATTCCGGATGTATCAGCCTTTTGTCAAAGACTTGGCAAGGGCCTTTGCTGCCGGGCGGATAGATGTGTCGATACAAGGTCGGCAAAAATTCTCTCTGGGCACAATATCGCGGCTTATGTTCCGGCGCAAGTGGGCACAGAAGGTATTTCTATGGTACGCCAAGAGATATGCCTCCTATGAGGAAATATCCCACGCCACCTGCGCTATAGCAGAAATAGTGTCGGGGAAAGACTTGTTCGATTCAGTCAAGATTGACAAGACGCGGCGCAATACCATTGCGGAGACCGTCGGCAACAACACTATAACCGGGATCATGGCGACGATGATGGACCAGCTGAACATATCCTACAAAGAGGCGTTTCAGGGCATAAACTACCCTACCATGCTTTTGATGATGACGGACAAGGTTCGCACGCTCGTCGGCGACGAGAAAAAGATAGTCAAAGGATCGGGGGCCGAAATGGCCAAAAGAAGAGGCAATAAAAGACGAGGTAATAAAATACATCAATGAGTGCTTTATCATTCAAAATAAATGCGGAAACCGACAAACTCAAGAGCTTCATCAGCATGCTTGAGCAGTTGCGGCGCGTGCTGGCGGACATCCCTGACAGCACCAAGGATTTCGACGTCATAAACCGCAAGATCGGAGAAATGGAGGCCCGTGTGGAGCAATCCATGCGCAAGATCGCCCAAATGGAGCGTCAGGCGATGGATGCGGCAGCCAAAACAGCGGCTTCGGCCACTATAGGGAACACGGGTGGCGACTCTACAGCCGGAGCACAAGCGGCCAAGGCCGAAACGGCGGCGTATCATGAGCTAATCGAAGAATTAAAAGCCGTCAATGCTTCAAAAAAGGAGAATGTCATCCTTATATCTCAATACGAAGCTCAAATAAAGCGTCTTAAATCGGAGATAGATAGCCTGAATAAAGCGGAGAGTCAAGGCATGAAATTGACGCAGAATCAGAAGTCAAGCCGCCTTGAAGCTACGCTATCCATCGAGGAATACAAACAGGCCATATCTCGCGCCAGAAAAGAGTTAGTCAATCAAATCAAGTTCGAACAAGTCGCACGTGGATCCATTGACGAAATGTCGCAAGCATTATCACGAATGCGCACCGTATATCGCTCGTTGAATGAAAGCGAACGAACAAGCGGCTGGGGGCAAAACCTGCTCAAAAACATCGAATCCATTGATACGAAAGTTAAAGAACTAGATGCTACAATGGGGGTACACACCCGCAAGGTAGGCGACTATGCGTCGGGATTCAATAACCTCGGATTCCAGATTCAGCAGGTTGCCCGCGAATTGCCGTCGTTGGCGTATGGTCCTCAAATATTCTTTTCGGCCATATCCAAC